CAATTGATGAGGAGAATTACATCGAGAAATTCTTAAAAAATAAATAATATTTTTTGCCTATTATGCTTGCAATATATATAGTATGTACTATAATAATAGATAGCAACAAGGGGAAAGGAGGTAAGTTGTTTGAAGCATTCCTTGTTACTGTCTTAGCAAACGTAATAAGTCATTTTATTATTCAAAGTTTGCAAAGAAAAAGGACTTCTCAAAGGCCAGGTAAGCATTTTAAGAAGTCCTAGACAGTCTCAAAGGGGGTTACGAAAGTAATCCCCTGCGAGAGATGTATCTAGTATAGTAGGAGGTCAAAATGATTACAATTAGTTTTGTTGGTCTTCTTGGTGCGATTGTTGCTGGTGCGGTTGTTGGTCAGTTAATAATCTTTCTGATTGAAAAGAGACAACATGGCCGTAAGTAAGGCTCAAAAGAAAGCCACCGCTGCATACATCAAGCGTTCAGTGAAGATTAAACAGCTTAGGTTTTATCCTGGTGAGTATGAGCTTTACGAGTGGGTTAATAAGCATGAGAAACAAAATGCTTACATCAAAGAACTCATTCGCAAAGATATGGAGAACTCAAGAAAATAAGTTCTGCATACTCTTGCGCGCTCTTGCGTACTGTTTTGTGATATTATGTACAGTAGCGATTTACGCAACAAAGGAACTAATAAGCGTTCTGGTTATAAGCCAGGGCGCTTTTTTGTTAGGCAGGTGAGCAAATGAGTTACAACATCAGGCGCTCATACGCTAGAGATCAGTTGCGAAAGCAGATGATTGCACGAGAAGAACCGTGTCACATTTGCGGTATGCCAATTGATTACTCGTTACCTGCTGGTGACCCGATGAGCTTTGAGATGGATGAGGTCGTACCTGTCTCAAGGCTGCCTCTTGAACAAAGACGAGCTGCCGCATGCGACCCAGAGAATGTTAAAGCGGCGCACCGTATATGCAATCAGAAGCGCGGTAACCGCATGATGGACGAGCTTAAGGGTAATGCACTACCTATTGTAAGAACGCGTCTGTGGTAGGGGGGTACACCCTCCCACGACCCCAAAAAGACGCCCCTTGGCATAGTCAGAATATAGCGAACCATCAAATTTTCCACAGTGAAGTGAGCCTGAAAGGAGGTCTTAATGGCCAAGAAACTAGTTACTATTTGCAGAGAGGGCGGTCGGTATGACATCTATAAAGCACTGCAGATAACTATGGCAAAGAAGCTAGATGATTGTGAATCTGGCCGCGACTTTGCAGCCATTGTAAAGACATTCGTCCAGGTAGTTGACGAAGTCGACGCAATGGAAAAAGAGAAGTTGCTTGCAGCTAAAAAACCGAGCCCTGCTAAACGAGCCAGAAAGACATATCTCAAAGAGGTCTCGTAATGCCAAGGCGTAAAAAACGTGTTGGAAATCAAAAACCGACCTTTGAACGCATTGGAAAATATCATCATTCTGATGCAAAAGCTTGCATAAATATGTTTTCGCATTACGGGTTTAAGCTTGATGAGGCTCAAAAATACGAACTTGAGCTGTATATGGCTAAAGACGCTAAAGGTATGCCAGCGTCTGAAACTATTGGTGCAGCTAAGCCACGACAAAATGGTAAATCGTTTGCCGCACGACTCTACGGTATTTGGTGTGCAGCCATTTGTGGAATGGACGTTGTCTATTCAGCTCACAATGCAGATACCGTTGATGAGTTCTTTGATATGATCGTGAACCTTTTTACGGACGATGAGACGTATCCAGACTTAGCTGAACTTCTTCTTAAGGCGTATAGGCAGCCCGGAAAGCAGTACTTGCTCTTTGACTGTGGGCATTACAAAAGCGGTAAACGTGCAATCGGAAGGCTTAAATTCTCGACTCGTACGACCTCAAAGGCACGTGGAGGCACACGCTCACTCATTATTATTGATGAGGCACAGGAGCTTACAGACGCTCAGTTAAATGCTATTTTGCCAACTGTTTCTGCATCTAAAGATGGTTCTCCGCAAGTCATTTACATTGGAACTCCTCCTGACCCAACCTGCAGAGGAACGGTATTCAAACGAATGCACGATACAGCTCATTCCGATAGTCCTGGCGAGGCTTGGTGGCTTGAATGGGCCGCAAAATCGGTTCCGAGAGAGGGTACCAGCGATGAAGAAGCACTCGACCTTGCTTATGAGACTAATCCGGCTCTCGGCGCTCGTATCACAGAAAGAGCAGTACTCAACGAATGGCATCAGATGACAAAAGATGGATTTGCTCGTGAGCGTCTTGGTTGGTGGTCAACACTCGATACTTCAGTTGAATATATCGTCAATGCAAATGACTGGAATGAGTGCATAACAGAAGAACCTTATGACGATGGTCTTCTTGCTTTTGGAATCAAATATTCGCTCGATGGAAAGAAAGTGGCAATTTCAGCGGCTCTCACTCAGCAAGATAACCCAACAGCTTATGTTGAGCTCGTGGATATCGCAGACGCTTATGGCGCTGGTCAAAACCTCGCTCAATGGATCAAGGAACGTGAGAGTCGTATTGCATGCGTTGTTATTGACGGCCGTTCTGGCGCAACTCAGCTGGCCGAACGCTTGCAGGAGCTACGTTTTCCAAAGCGAGGCATTGTTCTTTGCGACACAAAACAGGCTGTAGCGGCGGCTTCAAGATTTGTTGATGAAGTTGGAGCACACAGCATATGTCACGTCCCCTCTCCAGCACTGGACGAGTCTGTTACAGGCTCGTCCAGGCGTGCAATTGGTAATAACGGTGGCTTTGGATTTGGAGATTCTCCAAAAGCAACGTGTACCGCTGCTGAGTCTGCGGCACTTGCACTTTATGGAGTTAGGACCACTAAACGAAACCCAGCTAGAAAGCAGGTAGTCTGGTGACGACTGGAATTATTCCTGTTGCAATTGCAACAGCGGTTGGACTGAGAAAAGAAGATAGACAGACAGTTTTAAACCTCTGCGCAGTTTATTCAAAGACCCTTGCACGTAATCGTTTGCGTGATGGCTACTATCTCATGCATATAAAGCCTCAGCAGCTCGGCATTTCGGTGCCTGACGGCCTAAGGAATCTTGAGCAGGCTATTTCATGGCCAGCAAAGGCTGTAGACGCTCTTGCTGACCGCTCTCAGTTCGATGGTTTTACTTGCACGGATGAGGATACTGCTAAGGAATTACAGGCTATTGTTCGTGAAAACGCCCTCAAGAGACGCTATCGTAAAGCCGTTAAAGGTCAACTTAGAAATTCCTGTGCGTTTCTTACTGTTACAGCTGGAGATGTTGATGCGGGTGAACCTGCGGTTATCATTTCTGCATATTCTGCAGTATCAGCCGCTGCTCTCTGGGATGAACGTTTACACCGTATCCAGGCTGGCATTGTTGTAGTTGATCGTGACAATCGACCAAACCACAGAAACGCTCCAACGTGGATTAATGTCTTTACCGATACCGACATTATCCGCATTCGAAGACCACTCGACTCGACTCGCTGGGTTGCTGAATATATTCCGCATGGAATGGGTCGTTGTCTTATGGAGCCTTTGGTCTACGAGGCAACGCTTGACCGCCCGTTTGGTAAGTCGCGAATCACTCGAGCTGTTATGGATCTGACTGATGATGCAATGCGCTCAAGTGTACGCGCTGAAGTCGCTGCTGAGTTTATGACAGCACCTCAAAAGTACCTTGTTGGTGCTGACCCGGATGCTCTCAACAAGCTCTCAAAATGGGATGCATATATCGGTTCAATCTTTGCGGTTTCGAAAGACGCCGACGGCGATACCCCAACGTTTGGACAGCTGCAGCAGGGTTCAATGCAGCCGCACATCGATTACATGCGCTCACTTGCAGCTCGTTTTTCTGCCGAGACCAATGTTCCAATCTCAGAGCTCGGAATTGTATCTGATAACCCAAGTTCAGCAGAAGCAATCTACGCTGCAAAAGAGCCTTTGGTTGTTGATGCTCAAAACCTCAACGCTGATAACGGTGAAGCTCTTCGAGATATTGCTCTTATGGCGTTGGCAGTTAAGAGAAACATATCATTTGCCGAGGTGCTTACAACAGAACCTAATATCACGGCTAAATGGCGCAATCCTGCGATGCCGTCAATTGTTTCCCAGGCTGATTCCATGCTCAAGATTGCTCAGGCTGTTCCGTGGATTGTCAATTCTGAGATTCTTCTTGAGGAACTGGGTTTTACGGATGACCAAGTTCAAAGGCTTGAAAGTGACAGGGAAAGAGCATCAGCACAAGAGCTTCTTAGGGCACGCTTTGCGGCTAAGGCTACAAAGACCCCAGCTGATAATCAAGACTTGCTGGACGGTGTAATTGATGAGGGTAAACAAGGATAGACTTACTCGATATAGAAAAGAGCTTGATTCAGCCGCAGACGATGCGGCTGAATTTATGTCTGACTATTATGACGCGCTCAGAACTGCTAATCCTAACTCTTCAGTAGCAGAGCTCCGCAACATGGCTATTAAGTCAATAAAACAAGCCCTCAACGCCTTTTCTCCTCAAGCGGGAGAGATTGCAGGAGAGCTGTTTGATGAGATAGTAAGAGCAGAGGGTATTAAGGCAAGGTTTCGTTATCAGCAAACTATTGAGCATGGCTTAGTTGAGAAAAAAGTTCATTACCTTGCAAAAGACTTAGTTGACGGAAACAACCAGAAGTTTATTGACGCTTGTACAGCACTTACTCGTTTCTATGTTAAGCGTGAAGCAAATATCAATATGCATAGAAGCGCGCTCAGGTCAAAGATTTGGTGGGCGAGAGTTCCGTCTGGTGCGGAAACCTGTGGTTTTTGCTTCATGCTTTCAACACGTGGCTTTGATTATGAGTCCGAATTTAGCGCAGGTGGAGCTGGCCATAAGTTTCACCTTCGGTGTGACTGTATAATCGTTCCGGGTACAAAGAAGACAACTATCGAAGGATATGATCCTGATGAGATGTACGCCCGCTGGGTCGAGTGTGCTAACACAATTGGTCTTGAGCCTGTATGGGAGAACCGTTCCGCAATTGTCGCTGAATGTGAGAGAAGAGATTTCAAGTGGCTCAATAGCGGCGTTGGTACCGGGGTTGGGCGAAGTGGGAATTTTGGCGTAGACATTTCGGATTTGACCAATCGTCAATGGAAAAAGAAAAAAGAGAATCATGAACAAGATGGTTATATTGCATTAAATTTAGACCATGGGTTTAAGTTGAAGGTTCTTCCAGAAGAAGCAAATCGAAAGAATCTGGACATGATCATTGCAGGTGATTATTGGGAGTTGAAGACAATCAACGGAGGTGGCGGAGCACTCCCAAATCGAATCGATGACGGTGTTTTTAAGTGGTTAGATAAGCGGTTGATTGAAGCGGTACCAAATTTAGGCACACCTAAGCTCGTTATTGATAATAGATTTTCAACATGCACCGACGAACACGCTATCAATGTTATTAAATATAAAATGAATCAGTACAGAGAATTGGGTTATGACAATACGATTTTAATAATATCTGATAATAAGTGTGTTTATATAATCCGAGATGGAGAGAAACTAAAAGTGTTGTAAAAAATGCACCTGCGAGAGCAGGTGCATTTTATTCACCAACAAACCCGACTCAGTCCAGCCGTTGGCTCGTCCTTTAATTGAATTATACCCAATTTCATTGATTTAAGCCACTGAAAAGTGGCTTTTTTCATATACGCAACCGTTGCGGAAAAGCGGTATCTACCTCGTAGCAAGGGTAATGCTACTCGTAAACGTCCGAGCGGACGGAACCTGTTGAAAGGAAAGAAATGGATTTGAAGGAACCTGTAACCACTCAAGAGCAGCTCGACAAGATCGTGAAAGACAGGCTTGAAAGAGAGCGTGAAAAAGTGCGCTCTGAGTTCTCTGATTATGATGACTTGAAAGCCAAGGCTGAAAAGCTTGACGAACTCGAAAAGAGTGGCTCCGAGGAGCTGAAAAAGGCACTCGCTGAGGTTGACAACCTTAAAGGTGAACTGCAGACACGTGATGAGAACGCTAAATTGCAGCAGATGCGCAAGCAAGTCGCTAAAGACACAGGGGTACCAGAGGACCTCATTCAGGGCGCAGATGAAGAGAGCATGAAGACGTTTGCAGAAGCCGTAGCGGCGTTCGCCAAAAAGCCTTCTGCTCCAATCATTCCAGAATCAGGCATTTCTACACAGGCTGGAGAGACTCCAGCACAAAAATTTGGTCAATTCATGGCCGAAACATTCAACTAATTGAAAGGATTTAAGTATGGCAACCGGTATTTTGACAACTTCTGCAACACTTCCAAAAGACCTCTCCGACGAGATCTTTGCAAACGTCCAAGACCAGTCTGCAATTATGCAGCTTGCAACTCCAATTGAGCTTCCTGGCCGCGGCATGACTATCCCAGTTGTAACTGGTGACCCAGAGGCTTCTTTTACCGCTGAGGGTGAAGAGGCTAAGGTATCTAATACCTCTCTTGGCGTTAAGGAAATGAAGCCTTATAAGCTCACTGTTATTGAGCTCTTCTCCAATGAGTTCAAAGATAACTATGAGGCCATCTTTGCCGAGCTTCAGAATCGTCTTCCAGGCGCCATTGGTCGCAAGGTTGACGCTACCATTATGTATGGCACTGCTCCTGGCACTGGTTTTGACACCCTTGCAGATGCTGAGTCTGTAGACCTTTCTGTTAAGCCTTATGACGGCTTTGTTGACGCACTCGAGAAGGTTTCTAACGCTAACGGTGACCTTAACGGTTGGGTACTTTCTCCAAAGGCACGAACCCTGCTTCTTAAGGCTAAGGATAGCCAGCAGCGTCCTCTCTTTATTACTAACCCAGCAGTTGAGGGTAAGGACGGCGGCTCTTCTGTTCTTGCTATTCCATCTCTCTTCTCCCGTGCAGCTTATCAGGCAAAGGTTGCTTCTAAGACCCCTGAGCTTGTTGGTGTCGGTGGCGACTGGACTGGCGCACGCTTTGGCCTTGTAAAGGACATTACTGTCTCTATGGCAGACCAGGCAACCATCAATGCTGGAGGCACTGCAATGAACCTCTATCAGCGTGATATGTTTGCTCTTAAGTGCACCTTTATGTTCGGCTTTGTCGCTCGTGATAAGGCACAGTTTGTCCGCCTTGCAAACGGTACTGCCGCTTAATAGGAGGCTTATATGGCAGAGACAAGAAGCTTTGCCACAAAGGCCGACTATGAGAAACGTTATGGGTCTGGTGCTCCAGAGAGGGTTGAGGTGCTTTTGCAAGATGCCTCAGCCCTCTTGCGCTCTAATTTCATTGCATATCATCAAACGGCTTACAAAGAAGGCTTGAACCTTCGATTTGATGAAAATGCTTGCGCCGTTACTTGTGCGATTGTTGCTCGTGCTGTGAATGTTCCTGCTGGTTTTGAGGGTGCTTCTCAGTACAGTCAGCATGCCGGCCCTTATGAGTCGACATTGACTTTTGCAAATCCAACAGCTGATTTGTATGTAACGCGCTCTGAGCGCACTCGACTCGGCTTGAGTGGTATCAGAATTGGCTCAATTCAGCCGATGTGTAAGCAAGACCACGAGGTGAATGATGGCAGCCATTAGAGGTGTTCAGATAGAAGTGGTTAGAGTAACTACTGTCTTAGACGATCATGGCAACGAGACCTCTGGAATAGAGTCTTATGAGCTTGTTGACAATGTCTTACCAGCTCCAGTTGCAACATCTGATTTGTCTGCGGTGCGCCCAAACGGTGACCGCATAGACATGGTGTTCCACTTTCCAAAGGCTTATAAGCGAAGCCTTAGGGGAACTTTTATTGAGTTTGATGGAGTGAGGTTTGCGGTTGTTGGTGACCCACAGCCCTATCTTGATAGTCTAACGCCGCTCGATTGGGACAGGGAAGTTGAGGCGGTGGTTGTCGATGGGTAATGATTTTATAGTCACGGGTCTCAAGCCAGACTTGGCTGGTATCCGCGAGGTACTTCATACCGCTCCTGTAGCTGATATGTGCCGTGAAGCGGCTCAGATTTGTGCGGCAAAATGTAATTCTTTACTGCCAGAAAAATACCTCAAACATGGTGCTCGATTTGACGCTAAATGGGTTAATCGAGAGTACACCGCAGCTGGCCTTGTGTACTGCTCTGGAGCGGAGAACGGCATATGGGCTGGCCGTGCTAACGCAAAGCTTAATATTCTTAAGAAGGGATGTAGAGGATGAGCTATGACATTCTTTCAGACCTTACTAAGTATATGAGTCAAAAGCTCAATATTCCTGCTTCAACACGAGTTCCCGCCCGCGAACCAAAAGAGTTTATTACCGTTACGCGAACCGGGGGAAGCTCTACGATTGGCTGGGATACGGCTAATCTTGCAGTGCAGGCTTGGAGTACCACGGATGCCGCTGCATATAAGCTAGCCTTGGCAATAAGGCTTCTTTTGCTGGAGTGCTGGCAAGAGCTTGATAAGGTCATCAAGGTTGAAGTTCAAAGTATTTACGACTTCCCAGACCCGGATTCAAAGAAATATCGATATCAATTAGATGTGTATATCACTACACGTCTGTAAGGAGTAATCATGGCTGATGCTATTTACAATGCAAATTACGTCGGAGCAGCAAAGGGCCGTCCTGGCGGATATGCCGCAGTCGTTGACCCAAGCGTTGACATTAAGACGCTTCTTGATGTTAAGAAGACCATCAAGGATCTGATGACTGCAAATCCTGGCAAGATTAAGTCACTTGGATATATTTCTGAGGACGGCGTTGAGTTCTCTATGGACCTCTCTTCAGAGGATAAGAACGATTGGGGCGGAAACGCTATTAGTTCTTCAATTTCTAAGTACTCAGAGTCTGCAAAGGTGACATTCCTTGAGTCTGCTGAGACTATTTTGAAGGTCATTTATGGAGACGATAACGTCAAGGTTGAGACAGACGGATCTATTACTGTTCGACACAATCCACGCTTTACTGCTCCTCGTATCTACATTTTTGACGCTGTTATTAATGAGACTACGGTCAAGCGTTCCATTATCCCTATTGGACGCATTTTTGAGCGTGATACCGTAAAGCAGAACAGTTCGGACTTCCTTGGATATACCCCAACTATTAAGTGTATGCCAGCCGAGGTCTTTGACGGTGATACATACCGTGATGTCTTCTACGACACCACAAAAGCGAGCGCGACTCCTGGCGTTGTACATTAATTAAGTTTTGAGAGGACTCAATATGGATATTTCCAACATGTCAGCGGAGCAGCTTCGAGAGCTCGCAGCGGAGAAAGAAAATTCACGTGCAAAGTTGGAGCACGATTATCTTGACTTTGTACAGGATAAGCATAAGCACGCTCCATATGAGCGCGTAATTGAATTCGAGGGTGAAGAGTATGTCGTTGATATGCGTCGTACTAAGTCTCGTGAGTTTATGCGTCGCATGGCTCGTGTTAGTGATGCAGAGCAAAATAGCCCAGAAGCACTTTCTCCTGTACTTGCTCTCTACGACTATCTTTTTGGCGGCGATTGTGACAATCATGTTGTGGAAATCGTAACCGCCAAGCTCGGATATGACGACGCTGAAGAGATCATGCGCATTGAGTCCGCTCTTCTGGAAAAACTTGACGCAAAAAACTAATTCCGCTTGCTCCAATTCTGTGTGATGACACAAAAAGGGGCAAGCTGGAAGCAGACTTTCAGCAGTATTACCAAGTAAATCTACAGACGCTCATCGACTCTTGTGAGTTTGAGCGCCTGTTTTATTTGATGATAAACCTCCCTCATGGTTCTAGAACAGTATGCTCTGTTGACCCCAGAAATGATTGGTCCAATAGCGACTATTTGCTTGCGCTAGCGGTTGATAACCTTTCGTATCTTCGATACGAACAAGCAGGAGGTAAAGGCAGAAAGCCTGACGCCGTCAAGCGTCCAGAACTGAAACAAGAACAAAGTAAGAAGAAGCTTCTTAACGTTTCACAGGACCGCGTTGAGGAGCTTCTTTTTAGAGAACGCTAGGAGGTGAATAGTGGCTGGAACAGTAGTAAGAGGTTCCGTCCTTCTTACTCCTAAATTTGACAATCTTGGTGCTAATGTAAAGCGAGCACTGGGAAGTGGATATAAATCGGCGGTGTCTGTCCACACAAACGCTGGACGACAGGCCGCTCAAAATTACGCAAGCGGCTTTGGCGGCGCAACCGGAGCCATTATGGGAATTGTATCGAGCGTTACATCCCGCGCCTTAGATGCGATTTCTGGCTCAATTGCCTCTGCGGTCAACCGCGTCGACACGATTGCAAACTTCCCTAAGATTATGCAGTCTGTTGGCTATTCTGCAGACGACGCGCGTGCGACTATTGAACGGCTTTCGTCTGGCATTGACGGTCTTCCAACATCGCTTGACGCCATTGTTGGCTCAGTGCAGAAGATTGCACCTGTGTCTGGTTCGCTTGCCACAGCAACAGATGTTGCCCTGGCATTTAATAACGCACTTTTGGCTGGCGGTAAGAGCCAAGAGATAATGAATTCTGCTTTTGAGCAGTATTCACAGATGCTTTCAACTGGCAGAGTTGATATGCAGTCATGGAAGATTCTTGCTCAAGCTATGCCAGGACAGCTGAACCAGATTGCTAAAGCCCTACTCGGAGCTAATGCAAACCAAGCAGACCTTTATAAGGCCATGCAAAGCGGCGCAATTACATTTGACCA